GTTGTTTTACCTTTTACAAAACGTTGAACGTTAATATGATTTAAAGGTACTGTTCCTTGGCTTACAGATACGGCTCCTACACCTTTCATGATGTAAGAAGGAAATCCATCAATGTAAAGAATAAATCTATTCTTTTGTTTTGGCTCAAATGCCGTGTAAAATATTTCGTTAGGATCTAATACTGCCATTTTATATTTTTATTTTATTATAAATATTCTATTTTTGTGTTTTTATTCAGGAAATACTGCTCCAGTTGGTAATACGTTGAAATCTAATAGAATAAATTCTGCTGTTCTAGTGGGTTGTAAGTAAATTTGACCTACTAGTTGATTTCTATCAATTACATCTGGTGTGTTATTAGTATCATCCATTACTACTTTAAATGCATACAATCCTTGACGTTGTTGTACTGATTCTAAGTATGGGTTAACTTGTGCTAAGAATGAATTTCTTGTAGCAATTGAATTTTGTTCAAATACTAAGTTATCCGATACTTGAGAAATGTATGATTTTAATGAAATTAGTAATCTACGTACATTTACACGATCTAATGCACTAGCACGTTTTTGTAACGTTTTCTGACCAAATACCACAACTCCACTTCCGGGGAATGTAGCTATTGGATTTACATTAGCTTCATATAAATCATCTCTATTTCCTGCTGTTAATTTTCTTTCTGCTTTAGTTACATTGCCAAGAGCACCTCTAGTTAAACCTGCAGGAGCAAACCATGCATCACTTGAAGCATCTGTAAAGGCATACACTCCAGGAATCATAGTTGAAGCAGGTACCCATACTGCTTGTGCAGTATTAGGATCTAAGGTTTGTAACCAAGGCCAGTAAGTAGCAGCGTAAGAACTATCAAATGCCGAAGCATTATCTACTATAGTACCGATGTTAGTATTATATCCATCTAAATCAACTACAGCAATACAATCTTGACGTGCTTCTGCTGTTGTTACTAATAAATTGGTTGCAATGCTATGGTCTGAGTAGTTTAAACCTGGTGCTGTTAGCAAATTAAATCTATAATCATCTTTATTAGATAATAAATTAATTGATGAAGTATAATCTAATTGGCTTAAACCTTGAATGTTTGAACTTGAAATTGAATCGTAAAATTTAGCATCTGCCCCGAATAATTCACCAGTAGCACCCCCAAAAGAACCTGAGCTTATTTGAGGTAAACTTCCTGTAAAATTGGATTTAGCATCCCCAGCATTATCAAAGTAATCTGGTGTTTTATAGTTTATAGCAGATACTCTTACGTACTTACTTTTATTAACGTATTCGCCCGAAGATTTTACATAATAATCTGTACCATCTTGTTCTATAGAGTAAGAAGTATTGCCTATTACTTTTTCAATATAATTTGGAGCTTTTGGATCTAATGATAAATTAGTCCAGGTTTCTAAAATTGATTTTTGTTTATGGTTGTCATTTCCTCTACGAATTAGTAAACTAAATGTTCCTGCACTTGTATTACTGGAAACAACTTCCCATCTAATATTATCTGCTGATCCACTAGCTAGTGCACCATTTGAAAGAAGTGAACTTGTACTATTTGCGAGTGTTCCTGCTGATAGAGTAGTTAGTATAAATGGAATACCATTTACTATGTTCCCTGCTCCTAAAGCAGAAGTTACTAAATCAGCATCTGGGTTTCCAATGTTTGCTAGAGCTACAGTTAATGTATCGCCTATAGCATACCCACTGCCTCCATCTGTTATAGTTATACTAGTTGTTTCTACTAGTAAATCTCCTTCAACTAAAGTAATAATTACATCAGTAGTACCATTAATATTAGAAGTACTAAGAGTTAAAGTATCACCTGCAACATAACCACTACCCGCTGATGTTGCTGTAATTGAAGTTACAGCATTTCCAGATACTACAACATTTAGTACTAATCCAGTACCACTTCCATTAGTTGTTGGGGCAAATGAATAAGTATTATCAAAAGCATCAGAAGAATTAGTTGTAATTGAACCTACTAAAGCATCTAGATCTGTTAATATTTTTCCATTACCTGTACTAGTTACTACAGTAGCAGTAGCACCACTACCATTTCCACTAGTTGTAGTAGCAACACCTGGAAAAGTTCCAGCAACACCCTTACTACCTCCACTGCCTACGGATAATGTTCCTAAAGATAACTCTCCAGTCTCTTTATTATTTCTTAAATCTTTTGATTCAGCACCTGTAAAAGAACCTGATGCTACTCGGGTTACTAATAATGATTCTCCACCTTGTGAAAAATAATTGTTAGCTGAGATTGAAGTCAAATAAGTGTATTCTGATGATCCGCTTGTAATTGCGCCACCGAAAACTGCTTGATATTCACTAAATGAAGTTACTAATGTGGGAATACCAACCGGACCTTTAGCAGCAGGTCCTACGATAGCAGCTCCTGCCTCTACGGGTTGGCCTTGAATAAAAGATTGGTCGTTTTCACGAGCTAATACACCAGGTGATATTAATGTTTCTGCCATTTTATATTTTTATTAATTGTATTTATTTATAAATATTGATTTTTTTTCAAAAAACTAAGAATTAATAGGAGTATCTTCTTTTTTTTCAACAGTAGGAACAAACTCCCCTGTAGTTGTATTAATTTGACCCTCTCCATATTTTTCTTCTAGCTTTTTAGCTAATTCATTTTGGGAATATACAATATTTTTATATTGTTCTTCTAATTCAAGTTTTTGGATATTTAATTGTCCTAACCCAAAAATAATTTGATTTTGGGATTCTTGAAATTTTTGCAACTGGTTTAATTCTTTTTCTGATAACTTTGTCATTTGCTATGATTTTGATTATAAATATATATAAGTTTATTTAAATTCAAATACTTTAAGGAACATCATTAATATTTCCTGTTGTTTCTGTAGTAATTGTAATTTTAGATTTTGAATTAATTTTTTTAACGGCATTTAAATCTTTTTGCATTACATCCGGGATGATATAACCTCTTAGGTTAATATTAAAGTTACTTTTAACAAGTCTATCTTTTCCTGCTGTTATTTCAGCAGCAGTATTAAATGAATCTATTCTAGCATTAAATTTAAATCTTTCTGGATCGCCCCAATAGGAATCAGAAGCATATTCTACAGCTTCAATTATTTTATTTAATTGTTCCATATAATATGTTTGGATAATACAGCTATAAGTTACATTTAAATAATCTGGGACTACTATAGTATTAAATTGTTTAGTAGGCACTCTATTATTTAATAAATTAAAATTATTATAAGTGTTTTTTGAATTGAATGATTTTTGAAAAGTACCATATAAATTAGGTGAATTGGAATCTAATTTATTATATGTACTTCTATCTTTAGATATATTATCCCTTTTAATTACTATAATGGGTAACATAATAGAACCACCTGTATCTCTATAATACCCATCTCTTTGATATGATTTCCATCTTTCAGGATTCCCGTATATTATAGGAACTGTTCTTCTTTCTCCATTTTGAAAAACAAAAGGTTTAATTACATTATTAAAATAATAAAATACTGCTTCATCAATATCTTTTATACCAACTGAAAATGGTTTTGAAGTATCTTTTTTATGGCTAATTTTAGTTGATCTATTAAACTCAATTCCAGTTTGAGAAGAAGTTAGATTTGCATCTTTATTAGGGTTTCCCCTTTTAGTATCAAAAGCAGTTTGCAATCCCTTACTAATTTCTTCTTGTTTTTTTGGATATGGTTTAAAGTTAGGCATTAAAATCTTTCTTTATAAGGTGAAATAGCAACTTTATCATTAGGTATTTTATGAGTACTAACTATAATTGATAAATTAGAACCAAAATCCTCTAATCCTGGGTTTAATGGGTTTAATGTCCCATCTGAGTTATTATTAGGATAATCTGGGTTTTTGCCTACAAAATATTGGTTTGAAACTGTACCATTAACTCCATAATAGTTTTTTTGATATAAAATAATATCTCCTACTTCAGGGACTACATTAGCACTTACTAAATCATCTCTAAAAAAGGCAAATGATATTTCTTGTCCAAATCCTACTCCATCATCTTCATCAAGATATGATTGGTCTTCTCTGTTAATTAAACAATTAAATAAAAAAGGACCATCATAATATTTTTCACCAGCAGCTTCACCATAAATATTTACTCCAGTTTCTTCTAATTTAAATTTATAGATAGCAGCTTGCTGAGTTATAATATCATGTAATAACTCTCTATTTAACCCCTTTATTAAACTCACATCACGTGAGCGACCAAACATTGCCATATTATCCTATATAAATTGTATATGGAACTTGCTTTAATTCCGTTTGTTTAAATTCAGTCTCTTGTGCTCTTCTTTCTAATAATGCTTTACGAGATGTTTCATCAAAATACGTTCTTAACCTTTCAATTAATGATGTTTTTTCTGCAGTGGCCGCAGATATTAAATCGGCTTGGTTTAATGTTACTTCAGCATTTGGAATAGGTACGGTACCATATTTTCCTCTTACATACCCTAACATTTCTTTTGCTAATGCTAATGTATATTCAAATATCCATTGGCGTCCTACTGAATTTATACTAGTGTAAGTTGGGTTTGAATATGGTGTGTTTGACACATTAGATACTTTTGATGGTTGGTTATCTATACCACCTGAAATTCTTTCATCTCTTTTAATATATTCAAACCAATAATTCCCACTACCTGTTGAAGGAATGGGGAATATTCTTAATTTATTGTTTTTTAATTCAAAACTATAATTAGATCTGCGAACCTGGTCATTTATTTCAATTGCTTGAATTGCTTGTAAATCAAAATTTAATGGCATCATTAAAAAATTAATAGCAGGGCTCATACTACCAAATCCAAAACTATCAAACATATTTTGGGAACCAAATCCAGTTCCTACATATGGGTCATAATATCTTGTAATTGCAGGAGAAGCTTGGTAAAATACTCTTTTAATTTCAATACTTCCTGTAATTCCTTTATCTTCAGCCCATTGTGCTAAATCATAATCTTGTTGGCTAGCAGTCATTGCAAATGATCCTGTATAATATGGTATATTACCACCTGAACCTGCTTCTGTTCCATATTGTTCCGTTAAACGAACAATGGATTCAAAATTAGGTGTTATAATACTTGTATTTAAATTACTCCCAGTTGATAATCCTTCTAAAGATAGTTGATTATCTCTAATTTTATAAGCATATAGCTCATTACCATAAGTAGTTACTGCTTCTTCAAAAGCGGTAAAAAAAGATCCAGATTGTAATTCTACATCAGTTAAAGGATATCCTAACCTAGTAGCACAAAATTTAGCTACTTTTACAGCATCAGCTTGAAATTCTGTATCACTGTTATAAAACCCAAAAGGAACAGTATCTGAAGTCCATGTTGGGTTTCCATCATATATAGGGATATTAGCCATGCTTTACTTTTTGTTATAAATATTAAATTAGTTCTTACTATTATAAATATAGGAACCTGAGGTAGTTATAGATATACCTTTATCTATTGCTTCTTGATAATATTTTAGTAAATCTTCTACGATAGAATCTCTATGATTTGTTTTTAATGTAATAGCTTCTAAATTTTTTATTTTTCTAGAGGCAGTATATAAGAATTTAAATCCAGATTCGGATTTTTTCTTTAAATCTGTTTGGTGTTGGTCACCACATATCACCATTTTACTTCTTAAACCTAAACGTGAAGTAATCATTTCCATTTGTTCATGGGTAACGTTTTGTGCTTCATCAACAATAATCATTGAATCTAAAAACGTTCTACCTCTCATAAATGATACAGGCACAATTTCTATTTTACCATCTTCAATTAATTTTTCTACTTTAACTTTATCATATAATTGAAAGAAATTTTGGTAGATAGGTTGAACCCAGGGGTCCATTTTTTCTCTTAGGTCTCCTGGAAGGAAACCTATTTCTTCTTTTGATACTGTAGGTCTAGTTATTATGATTTTTTCATATTGTCTTCTTAATAGACCATCTAATGCAACATTACATGCTAAAAATGTTTTCCCACTTCCAGCTCCACCTGCTAATAAGGTAATTGTGTTTTCAAGTATAACTGCTTTCGCTTCTTTTTGTTCAGCATTAAGTTGGAGTTTGAACTTAATTGGGTTTTTTGGAATTCTCTTCGGACGATAAACGTCGTCAGTATGCGGTTTAGACGCCATAGACTTCTTAATTTAGGGGTTATACAAATAATTAAAGCAAACAGAATAAATACGTTAATAAACGGGTAAAATGTAATATAAAAATATAATGAGATAAGTAGTATACCCATGTAACGTTTGTTAGTTATAAATATAAAAGAAAAAAAAACCCGGCCAAAGCCGGGTTTTGTTTATAAGTCTAATTTAAACTTTCAATTATAGAGTGTTTAAACCAGAAACTTGGATTTTACCATAGAATTCAGGACGTACCATTTTCTTAGCATAACGAGTTAAGAGACCTTTACGTGGAGTAAATGTATCTGGATCGTATACTAGAGGAGTCATGATTAATGGAATGTATGGAGCAAATACAGCACCACTTTCAAGGAATTGAGTACCACGGAATCCTAATAGGATTTGGTTTTCAGTCATGTAAGGGTTTTTGTAAACTTTGATCTTACCACCACCTAAAGCACCGATCTTTTGTACACCGAATGCATAGTTAGCTTTATCAACTTGTCCATCAACGTCACCACCAAATCCAGGAATAGATTCAATAATAGTAGAAACGCTTGGAGAAAGTACCATAAAGTTAGCACCACCTCTAAGGGTTTTCTGATGAATTACGTTAGATAATTTTTGGATTTTAGTTCCTAATGTTTGGAACCATTGTCCTTGGCTGTTATAAAAACCAAGATCAGAAGTAGCACCATCACCACTTACAGAAGAGAATGATTGGTTGTTAACTGCAGACCATACTTCAGTACCAGCAGAAGCATTTTCCATTAACATATCTAAGATCTCAAGATCGATTTCTAATGAAATGTACTCACTTAAGATAGATGTCAATTCAGCTTCAGCATCTAAAGCGTGGTAAGCGTTCAAGTCTTGTGCGAACTCAGGAGTCCATACAGCTTTTAACTTACGAGTTTTAGCTACGATAGCAGATGATTTCATCTGTACGTT